GGAGAGGCCGGTGACCGTTTTTTACCTCCCTTTTTAACTATTACAGGCACGATGACGGCTGACGAGACCAGTGACACTGACTGACAATGCCCCTGTAAGCCCCGGAGAAGCCCTAGAAGGGGCTGCAAGGGTAGGTCCGCCGCTGAGTACCTACTCCCTCATTGGCGAGGCTTACAGCGCGTCTGGTGACCTCGGTATAAACCTGTACCCCTGGCAGCAGTACGCACTCGACGTCATGATGAGCGTGGACGAAGAGTGGCAGTGGCTTTACAGAGAGGTCGCCGTTATAGCCTCTCGGCAGAACGGGAAGAGCGAGATTCTGCTGCCGCGTATCAAGTGGGCGATTGACAACGGCAGACGAGTCATTCACACGGCTCAGAACCGGCTGCTGCCACGCAAAGTCTTCATGAGGCTGGCACGCCACTATGAGAAGGTTCCAGGAGCGTATATCCGCAAGGCTAACGGGCAAGAAGAGATATCACTCCCGGACGGTGGCTCTTACGTGATCGTTGCTCCGCAGAGAGGCGCACGCGGTCTCTCAGGGGACGACTTGATCATTGACGAGCTGCGGGAGTTTGAGGACTTTGACTTCATCGCAGCGGCAGAGCCTACGCTCACAGAGTCTCTGAATCCGCAGGTGATCTACCTCAGCAACGCGGGGACGGACCTCTCTGTGGTGCTGAATGACCTCAGAGACCGAGAGGACCCCCGCCTCGCCTACATGGAGTGGAGTGCCGACTCTGACCGCGCTGTACAGGATCAGGACGGCTGGCTGGAAGCTAATCCAATCATCGGTCACGGGAAGCTGACGCTAGACCGCCTACAGCAGCTCTACGACAAGTACAAGGATGCCGGAGAGCTGGCTATCTTTGAGACTGAGCACTTGTGCCGCTGGGTCCGCAGTATGCGTCCACGTCTGGTGCAGCAGGAGTACTGGCTCCGCTGCCGTGGCAAGGTGGAGTGGCCGCCTACGCGTCCTGCACTGGGAGTGAACGTGGACGCTAACGGCACGCGTGCCAGTGCTGCGCTGGCCTGGATGCAGAGCGATGGCAAGGTGGCTGTGACCGTGATCGGAGACGTGAGCGGAGACCCGGTAGACGTCACGCGCTTCGGTGTAGAGCTGCAGGAGAGAGCACCGGAGCTGGGATGGGACCAGGTCGCCTTCGATCCGTGGACCGATCAGCATCTTGCGAGGCACTTCGCTAACGTTCATCCGGTGCAAGGCAGCGAGTACGCGAACGCTTCCGAGAGGTTCGTTCGTCTTATCGAGACCGGCGGTCTCGTCAGTCAGTGGGCTGACGCTATCAGCGAGCAGCTGCCGCACGCCAGCAGGCGAGACACGAGCAGCGATTCGTGGATGGCAGAGAAGGGAACCGTCCCTGTGACAGCGGTCCTGGCTGCGGTCCGCGCAGTGTGGCTGGCTGCTAATCCGAGACTCAGCGTAGGCGAAATCTATTGACCCGTTGCCGGAGGGTCTCTTGAAGCGGTTGCCTCTGTGGTATAAGAGACTGTGCCTAATCTTCTGAAGCGCACTCATCTTCAGACGAGAGCGATTGACTCTTTCCAGGACTATCCCGGACTGACAGAGCAGCTGCTAGCTATTCAGGGACTCCGCGTACAGGCCTGGAATCCGCCTAGCGTGAGAGAGGCTCTGAGCTTCCCTGCTGTCTTCCGAGCGGTCTCCATGATCAGTGGGCTGATCGGTAGCTTGACGCTAGAGGCATACCGCAACGGCGTAAAGATGCAGGACCCGCCTGCACTCGTGAAGCGCCCTGGAGTGTTCTCTACTCCGCGTGACTTCTTCCGGGACGTGGCGTGGAATTGCGCAGCCTACGGAGAATTCATCTGGTGGGTCGTGGACCGGGACGAATTCAACATGCCGCGTAGGCTGCTGAATCTGCCTCTCGGTCAAGTGCAGGTCACGCAGGACGATAAGCTTCCGCTGTTCGCTGATTACCGCTACCGGGATATTGAGATTCCACGAGAGGATATCTATCACGGTACCGTGTTCCGAGAGCCTGGCAGCATCCGTGGCGTAGGTCCGTTGCAGCTCTGCGGAGCGGCTCTCTCAGCAGCGGTGGAAGCTGATCAGTGGGCCGCTAGGTTCTTCAAGCGAGGCGGAGCACCGAGCGTGAACCTGGACTCGCCGGTAAAGCTGACTGCCTCTGAGTCTGAGAACGCGGTAGAGCAGTGGCTACGCAGGGAAGGTAACGAGGTCCGTGTCACTTCCGGTGGCATTACCGCAAAGCCTTTCAACATTGACCCGGAGTCTGCACAGCTTCTGCAGAGTAGGCAGTACTCAGCAGCAGCTGTTGCAACGATGTTCGGTATGGATGCTGATCTTCTGAACGCAGCGATCAGCGGTCAGAGCCTCACGTATCAGAACGTGGGACAGCGCTTCGATAACTTCATCCGCTCTACGCTCTCGCCTAACTACCTTGAACCTATCGAGCACGGTATCTCTGAGCTTCTGACACGAACAACGGTCGCTCGATTCAGTCTCGGTACTCTGCTTCGTGCAGACGTTAAAACACAAGCTGACGTTTACAGCGTGCTAGTATCTGCAGGAATGGCAGAAGCAGAAGCGCGACAGCTGGCAGGTATTGACACCTACGTTGACACGCTGCCTATTCCTGCTCCTGGTCCTGTCCCCGCAGTAGTAGCGAGAGAATTAGTCCGTGGCTAGACGTTTCGTTGTGCGTAGGACGCAGGCAGAAGTTGACGCTGAAGCGAAGGCTTCTAAGCCTGAGACCAGAGCAGAGCTGCAGGCACGCGCTAAGGCTGCAGGTATCTCAGGACGTCAGAGTAATGAGGCACTGAAAGAGGCTCTTGAACAGCATGAGCGGTAATCAGCTCGTCACAACGGGTGAAGTGCAGAGCTTTGACGAAGAGAAGCGCGAGCTTTACGTTCGCGTCTTGCCTTTCGGTGTGCCTGTCTCCACGCAGCGTGGCACAGAGGAATTCCAGCGGGGTTCCTTTGAAGGCATTGACCCTGGCAGGTTCGTGCTTCGTCAGCGCCACCAGGACCCGCCTACGGGACGCGGGACAGAGCTGGAAGAGAAAGACGATTACCTCTTCATGCGGCTAAAGGTGGCACGCACGCAGGCAGGCGACGAGCAGATTGCTCTGTACAAGGACGGCGTAGAGACAGGAGTCTCTGTCGGTTTTGAGGATGGAGACTACGAAAAGACTCCCACCGCTGACGGTCGCTCGCATTACAATCACAAGCGCGTTAAAGAAGATGGGACGCTAGAGGTTTCGACAACCTACCGTCCTGCCTACGGCGATCATTCGCAGGTTCTGCAATACCTAGAGAGGAACGAGATGACGGAAGAGACACAGACGGCAGAGGCGGTCTCTCCGTCCAGTCAGATGATCACTGCGGAGCAGCTGCAGGAATTCCAGCAGGCAATGCAGACGCAGGTTGAAGCGATCCGCGAAGAGAACAAGGCACGCAACGTCATGGTGCCTGTTCAGGAGGACAAGCCGACCCTGCAGCGTGAGGTTGTTCTCAACGTCCGCGAGCTTGCGGAAGTGATTACGACGAACAACCTGGGCGTTGTGCCGGACGTTCTCAGCAGCGAGATGCTCGGAGCGATCAGTACCGGACGTCCCTTCATGAACAGCACGCGTCAGGTCCCTGCACCGGCAGCGGGTCTCTCGCTGTTGCTGCCGAAGATCACGCAGCGTCCCACGGTTGCTACTCAGGCAGCGGAAAAGGATGAGCTTTCGTCTCAGGCGACAGCTATCAGTACCGTTGACTTCAACATGATCACGAAGGGCGGTGCTGGGGACCTCTCCATGCAGCTCATCCGCCGCTCGTCTCCTGAATTCCTGGGACTGTGGCTAGAGCTGCTGGGACAGGCATACGCTGCTAACAGCGAAGACGGCGCAGTGGACGCGCTGCTTGCTACCACAGAGTCTGCCGGTGGGGAATTCGATCCTGCTGATCCTAACTTCGGTCCTGCCTTCGCTAACAGCGTTGCAGCTACCGGGAACACTCTTGTGCCGGATCGTATCTGGCTCTCCACGGCAGCTCTCGTGGCGTTCATGGATGCGAAGGTCCCGAGCGGTGGCGGAGGCACTCCCTTCTATCCGGGTCTCGGCGGGATTACCGGTCTCATGAATGGCGGTAGCTCTGACCTGGGTATTAGCCTTACGCCTATTTGGGTTCCGGCTCTCGACGATGAGGCAGTAGACCTCATCATCGGTCCCTCGCGTGGATTCCTGTGGGCGGAGGACGGTACCTATACGCTGCAGGCAGACGTTCCTTCCAAGTTTGGACGTGACGTCGGTCTCGCCGGGATGCTGTGGTATGCGCCCATCTACCCGCTCGCGTTCACGAGCTACACCCTTCCGGCATCCTGAGCAGGACTGGGCGAGTAGGGTCCTGTGGCAGCCACGTGGCCTACGGTAGCGGAGGTCAAACAGGTTCTAGGCGTTAACACTGACGCTAGGGACGCTGTGATCACCGCTGCCGTAGGGGCTGCCATTGAGCAGGTAGCGGTGGATATCGGCTATCTGCAGGTAGCGGTGGATGAGACCGATGGAGTCTTTACCCTGGAAGCTGTGACCCCTGCTGCTGCCATTGAGGCAGACGATGAAGGGGAAGAGGCAGAGCCTGCGGAGGTCTCTCCTAGCTATTCAGTCTCTCAGGCTGCACTTATCCTCTCGGTCCAGGTTGTGAAGGCTCCTGACGCTCCCTACGGGGTTGCAGCGGTATTCGATACCGGAGGGCTGCAGGTAGCTGCAGAGCATCCCACGTATCTGCAGATGCTTCTAGGGGAGCGGCTCTCTCTAGGGTTCGGCTAGATGCCTAGTCCGTGGGTAGAGCTGGCAACCTTCGCAGCTACGGTCATACCCGATGACGTCTCGATACACTCGACGGCAACAGACAAGCTCGTACCTCCTGCTTTGGTCATTCGTCCGGATGAGCCGTGGAGAGAGCCGGACAGGTTCTGTGCTGATCTACAGCACTACGTTGCAGTAGCTGTTGTGACTGCCAGTACTCCGCAGGATGGCACAGACAAGCTGTACGTGATCCA